AATTGTTTGATTAAAATTTGTCCAGCTTCTTCCAAGTTTTCATTACTAATAATCGCAAACATGAAGTCTGCTGTTGCGGGTAATCCAAAACTTTCACTAGTATCTTCAAGACCAACATCTGTATTTTGAAATCCTTGTCTATTCGTTTGGGTTGCCGATAAAATGGGAACATCATTCTCGACTGCCAATCCTCTAAGTTCTTCTGCTATCGATTTAATATAACTGTAAGAATTGGTGTATTGTCCTGGTCGGATTCTCGCAGAAGAACATATATTAATATAATCAACAAGAATTAAGTCTGGTTTAAAGTTTCTTTTGAGATTTAATTCATTCAATAATGCTCTAAAGTGATTTGTACTCGCCGCGGCCGTAGGATATTCTTTAATAATCAATCTACCCTTGACAGTCTCTTTAAGATCATTTATTTTCTTTTCATACATCTTTTTGGGTAAACTTACTAAATCATCTAATCTGATATTCAACAAGTTTGCATCAATACGTTCTGCAATTCTTTCTTCTGCCATTTCAAGTGTAATATACAAAACATTATTACCTTGTGATAAGGCACTCGCACCAACATGACACATAAACAATGATTTACCAACACCTGTTCCGGCAAGAGCTACATTTAAAGTTTTAGAAGAGAGTCCACCTTGTGTTATTTTGTTGAAGTAATCAAGGTCAAAGGGAATCTTTTTTTCAATCTTGTGATAGAAATCATACCGATCATCAGAGTCCAAAAGATAATCATGCCCAACATGAGGATCAAAGCTAACAGAAAGAGCATCGGTAAGCAACTCAGGAATAGCACCCTTGTCAGCGTTAGATTTTTCGGGTTCATCCAATATTTTAATTGAGCTGACAACGGCGTTGTAGATTGCTTTGTCTTGACAGAATTTCTCTGTTGACTCCAATAACCATTGAATGTCCGATTTCTCATCATTTTGTCCCTCTAGATAAGTTAATAATTCTGTTACATTTTCAAATTCTTCATCTTTTAATGTTGTATTATCTAATTCAATTATTAATGCCTCTTTGGTGGGTAAATTATTATACTTTTCGATAAACTTGTTAATTTCTGTATATAATAATTTATCTGTATGTTCAACAAAATATTCTTTACTAAGAAAGGGTATAACCTTCCGAGAATACTCTTCATTATGAATCAGATTTTTAAGTATTATTGTTTCTATCCGCTGCTGCATGTTTGTCCATTTGTCGTTGTAAAATTTCTATTACCCATTCACCTAATCGTTTTTCAAATGCCTGTCCATCTTCTTCTGAAATTTCATGACCTAAATCATGTGGAGGCACCTCAATATCATATTCATATTGACAAGCTATATCATTACCATCTAATTCTTGTTCTACCAATTTAAATGAAGTATATCTAACTATTGCACCATCAAATGGTGAATTGTCTCTTACTAATACACATAATGAGTTATCTTTTGGATCATTTGGATTAGTACATTCTTTATATAATGCATCACTCATCATCCTTTACCTCACTTTCTTCATCAAAGCCACCATATAAAAATTCTTTTTTTGCGGCCTCATTTAATGCTTTCATGATATCATCAGTAAAATATTTTTCTGGATCATTTAATATTTGTTTTCCAAATACTTTTACACCATCTGGCATTTCAAACCTTGTTGATACTTTCTTTAGTATATCATACTTTTCGGCTAATTCAAGTAGTCCATAATATCTGTTCAAACCTTGATCATATCGCAAAAGAACATCGACTCTTTTATTCTCTTTAGTCAATCTCGACTTGAAATTTTTACAATGTATTACATTACCAACAACATCTGTTCCTTCTTTCTCTTTTCGTTTAGAAAGAAAAATGATTGTAGATGCCGCATATTGTAATCCAGAACCACCACCCATTACATCAGTTGGGAACATTGTGCCGACTTGTTTGTATGTATGATTTGTCACAAGTAAAGGAATTCCCGCTTTACCTAACTTGAGTGTCAAGACTCTGAAACACCCTTTGACAAGTTGTGCTCGCGTCATGTCCTTTGTCTCTTTACCATCGGTAATGTCAGTAACTTCTTTTGTTGTCGATAACATTCCGAGAGAATCTAGGACCATCATTATAGGTTTATCTTCTGTATGATTTTCTACTACTTTAACTGCTTGATGTGTAAATTCTTGAATCGTAGTAACCGGAAGAATTATCATTCGTTTTGAATCGATTCCTCTTTCCTCAATCATATCTTTTGTTAATGCGGATTCAGACTCAAAATACAAAACACCGCCGCTAGGATTATCTGCAAGAAACTGTTTGACCATACCCAATGCAAAGAATGTTTTTCCAGTTGCAGTTTCTCCTGCCAGAGCTGTAATTTTGTTTGACGGAATTCCTCCATAAATATCTCCTGAAACTAATGCGTTTAAAATATAACTTCCTGTATCTACATGTCCAGTAACATCACCGGCTTCAACTCCATCCGAAACTTTTGTTGCAAATTCATTACCTGTCGCTTTTAATAAATTATCTAAATAATCACTCATGTTTTTTCCTTGTACTAAGTTCCTTTTTAAGTTCTTGTATTTGTATATTCAACTCTGCTCTTTCAGAATAAGATTCAACATGCCCTCTTTCAGTATATAACTCTGTTACTAAATCTTCCAAATCTTCTGTGAGCCAACCGCCGTAATCAGTATTTGTTGTCATTTCGTACCTCAATAATATGATAGCCTTGTTCTTGTTGACCACTTGCAAATTTGTATGCGTCTTTCATATTATCAAAAGTCATATAACTAATTGAATCTGGATCAATATCTACTGAATGATTTAAGTTTTTCATTTGTGCATGAGACCCTGAACGCTCTTTAACCATTTGTTTGTAGGTCTTCTTTGCATATCGTACCATTATACTTCCTGCCATATTTACTCCTATTATACACTATATAAAGAAATTGTCAAGACTAGAACGTTTTTCGGTGTCCCAGCCAATTACATCCAATACTCCTTTTAATGGTTCTAAAAATGCTTTTTCAAATTGTGTGTCATAATCTATATATTTCTCTAACTCAAACTCTTTAGGTAAACTATTTGTTATAGAAATTACTTTATCACCTGCAGGATTTGGATCTCTGAGATAGGCAAACTTAATCTTCTCACCCTCTTGTATAACTGAATATTTTTTAGTTAATTTATTGGATCTAAGCATATGATTATAAATCAAAGAACCTTTCACATGAATTGGTGTACCTTTTTTATAAACTGCCGCCGGATCCTTATATTTCTTAAGTCCATTCACCGACCTTGGAAAGGCAATAGACTCCATATTCAAACCAAAAAACTTTTCTTTAAACGTTTCAATATAACTAATCACATCATCTTCTGTGCCCGAAATAATAATATTGAAAATCTCTCTTAAAGAATCTCTACATGCTTCTGGTGTGGAACTTTTAATGGCCTCAATTCCCACAATCTTTAGTTTTGGTTCTTCGTATCGAACACCCTCAGAATCATGAACGTTCAGAATATAATGTTTCTTTGCGGTCCAAATACCTGTATCAGCAATGACCTCGCGTTTCATGACCATCTTTTGTTGATAAGCATTTACATACTCGGCCAATTCATCATAATTCTTTTTAATTACTTCTTCTATTCTTCCACAGGCCTTGTCCAAGAATTCAATGATTTTTTCTTTATCGGTAATACCAATTCTAGAAACAAGACTATCAAGACAAACATATAAAGAATCGGTATCCATAGCAACAATATAGTCAACATTTTCTGTACCTAATGTTTTGTTTAAATAACCGTTCACGGCATTTTCAGCCCATTGAATTGATAACTGACCTGCGGCTGTTACAGCCTCTGCATTACGTTCATCATAATAACGAAACCATTGATTACCCATTGCGCCATAGGCAGAGTTTAATGCAATCTTTAGATTTTGTTGATAATTATAATATTGTGACAATTTATTTGGATCGGAGTTTCTTCCCTTTTTCTGTTCAGCCAACATCTTCTGTTTATATGTCACCCTATCATTATACATTTTCTCCATTAATTTAGGAAGAAACCCTTGTTTATCTCTACGATAAACAGACCCATTCGGTGTAACTGTAATATCTTTTACTTTCCAAATGCTTGTGTCAAATTCTTTATTGACTAATCCATCTACACCAATATCATCTTTCCATGACCCTAGAATAGTTTCTGGGGAAATGTTGTACTGCATGATCAAATGTGGATATAGACTATTCAAGTCAAAACTAACAATCCACTCATGTCTACCAGTTTGTGGTGCCTTAACATAAGCACCCTCATACATATCTCCTTTACTAAATTTTTTCTTTTGTGGAATTACAACCTTTTCACTCAAAAGATGATTGTAAATAATACAGTCCCACATTCTTGTCTGTGCAAATACATCTGTGAAATTACACTTTGACAAATATGCCAGAGAAATAATCAATTCTAAAAGTTTCAATTTCTTCTCAAGCCGATCCACTAATAATACATCTTGAATATTGTATTCAATAAACTTCTGATAATCTGTTCTGTACAATTCATGTAATGTATTTACTTCAGAATAATCTAACTTCTTTTGACCTAATTCTACATTAGCAATGTGGTCTAACCGATATGATTCACGATTAGTATAAGTAAATTTCTTGTAAGCATCTAAGTAATCAATTTCAGACACACCATAGATTTCATAAGTCTGAACTTCACGGCCACCCATACCAAAGATTTTCTGTTCTTTGACAAACCCCCATGGCGAGAGTTTCTTGACCCATGTT